ATACTCTGCTATATTTGTATTACCGAACGTTGTTGGTGTTGGCATAGCGTTTAACACGACTAGAGAAGAAGAGTATTGTTCTAGCAACCTCATTTTATATTTGAAGTTTTCGAGTCTTTCAACAGCAGAGCTAAAGTGTACAAAGTTTTTATAATGTCTATAATCTACATTGTTTTCTGTTTGTGTCGCAGATTGAGATATAAACTTATTCATTAAGCTTTGTTTATTATTTTTATTAGAACCTAATATATCATTCCAGCTTTGCCATCCTGATTCACCTACTTTTAATGGAGTATTTAATTCGAAGTTAGGCTTAAGAGTTCTTGTTCCTTGAGCCTTTTCTTCAATTGGTATCAGCTTTATAGCTTGACCAATTGAATCTATCATTTCTTTTACAACCCAAAGATTATCTTTAGGTAAAATGTCTTTTGGTAACGCTTCATATAGCTTAAATATTATGCCATCACCTTCTTCACCATCCCATATCCAGTTAACAACCACTGCTTGCTTGTCAGAACCAAAGTTAAGCAGTAAATCATCTAAACAATGTGCTAATCTAGATTCATTGTTGGTCGATATTCTACTTTCATAAGAACCTTTTTTACCACCGCCTCCAGATTTCTTTTTAGCAAATTCTTTTATATCTGATAAAAATGTTGCGTTTGTATCTAGTGATTTTACTCTAACTTCTTTACGTGATGGAGATATTTCTGATATAAATAATTGCTCTACTCCTTCTTGGCCAAGTATATTTCTAAAGAAATTATATTTTACATTATAATCTCCTTTTGTATATCCAAACGATCGAATACCGCCGTGTAAATCTAAAGATACATGAGGGGTTGAGACATTGTCATAATATTGTAATTGGTATCTATCTTGATATTCAGAATCAAGTAGCGTTTCACCACCATAAACGTGCATTTCTACAACGTCGGTAGCATGCTGGCCGAAATTTGTATATATCTTTTTTCCAAGTATATTCTTGGAATCCTGTGGTTTATATCTTGTTATTCTTTGTGCCATATTCTATCCGGGTGTAGGAAAGTCCCATTCATAGGACCTATTGTCTTTATCAAAATACCATTTATTGTTAGATGCTCTGTAATATACTCTTACAAATTCATCGTTCTCATAGTCATAAGAGAATTTGTTCGCGAAAGGCGTATATCGTTCATCATGCTCATTGTCTGCCCTTTCGACCCAAGTATATTGACCTGTAAGTATTTCCTGGTCACCTACAGTCATTTTAACTTCTCGTATCTCACCAGGTCTTCTTACATATAATTCAAATGCTTTAGAAAATACTCGACCATTTATATTGCTAGCTTCTAATGTATATGTACCTATAGAATCTCTTTGTATGTTGCTTATTTTAAGCTCTCTTGTATTACTTACAATTTTTTCTATAACATTGACATCGTAGTTTTCAGTACCTGAACTAAATCTCCAAGTATATTTTATATTTTCTCTGTTAGGTTCAGTTTCGCCAAATGGTATAAAGTTATAAGCGTTTGCAACAACAAGAAGCTCGTGATTAGCCATAATTGCGTATTGACCTTCTTTACCTTTTAGTCTAGGTATAATTGGAGGTTCATTCATAAGCATGTTTGTATTCTGTCGACTTCCACCTACTATTTGTCCAGAAATATTTCTTATTTCTAAGAAGTCAATTGTAGGTAAGTCATCAGATGTAGTAGGCACAGTAGATTCTAACTCTGTTATTTTCATGTCATCACCTAAGACTTTTTCTGCTGATGCTCGCTGTATACATCCTCGGCCTGAAGCTATAGTAAACATTTTCCAATCAACTTCAAATGCCTCGTGAGATATAAGAACACCTCCTTCTGACATTTGCTCCTCATTCAAATCTGCATCAAGAGGAAAGTCTGTCATGTGAACACCATTTGGTTTGAATGTGTCTTCGCTTCCAAATTGAACTTCTATGTTTTGATATAAATCTCTTATTGAAGGCTCTGTAACTTCCTGTACAACTTCTTTGGACGCACCGTCACCGACTCGTGTTGTTTTAACATGATAGTCTTTACCTACAAATGATTTATCTCGTCTTACACGTCTGCTTTTAGCACCACCTGCTCTTGACATGTTTTTGTTATATGCCATTTATTATCTCACCACCTTAAATGTATCTTTAATATCATAATATGAATAATCTGTTGATGCTGTTGTAGGTCTATGTCTTAACTGTATTCTATAATCTCTTTCTTCTATTAAGCTGTCTGAATATATTTCAAAGAAATTACCTTTTGTTGAGTGACAAGAAAGAGCTGTGTATGTATTATCAAAATGTATAACTCTTTCACTTGTCTTGCAATCTATAATAGAATAACACATTGTGTTTTGCAGTGTATATTTTACAGCTAACGCTGCTGATGTATTTCCATAGGTCTTTACAGGATATTTTAATCTTCCTTGAGTCCAAAATTTTATTTTGCCTCCTCGTTTATAAGAACCTCTGTTGTTTTTGAGATAGAAAAATATATTACCAGTATCTGACATATCTAAAGTACTTAAACTACCAACGGCCCATGACTGATCGCTCCAACATATCTCTAATTTTGGAGGATATATTGTATGTGTATTTCTAGAAAAATATTGAATCATTCCATATTTGTATTTATCATGTTCAAAACTAGTTTGGTTAGCAGCAGAGCTACCATAACCAAAAGAGCCTGAAAGCTTTATTAGAAAACCGTTGTTTGTTATTGGGTTTCCACTAGAACCAATAGCTTCTGATTGACTCCAGTCGGAAAGTATATCTTTTACATTAACTCTCATATCTAAACTTTCGTTTGGATTTGTATTGTAGTTATATTCATGTACAGCAACAGAAGAAGTCCACCAAGTACCACCACCTTGATTTGTTACACCATTTGACATTGTTTCTCCTGCAACTAATTGTGCGTTTATTATCGGCCAAGCGTGTCCAGTTGTGTCCTCACCTTTGTAGTTTACCCAACTAATACCATCTGTTGTTTTAGGTCTGTTACCTGCACGGCCAACTCCTACATCCCAATTTTTTGAAACAGGGTGTATACTTAAACTATGGCTTCTTGGTATTGCTGCTCCTTCAGTTGCAAATAAGTTTAGATATGCAGAGTCTCTATCCGAACCGTCTGAACTCTGTGTTTCCCAAACACTAGCAGTTCCTATAATTGACCAATCAATTGGAAAATATAATAACATTCTAGAATTATACGTATTGACTGTTTGTGATGAAGATATTGTCTTACCTCTTTCAAGTATTTCATCTCCACCGGTATTCATCCACTTTGTACTTAATCCAGTAGAAGCACCTGAGCCTTCATATATTGTCGCATCTCTTGAAGCTGTTATTGTGTATATCATTTTAGTATCCCACTATTCTACCTTTGATGTCATTGTCAGGATATGCAACTTCAAATATAGAAGGGTCCATAGAAGGATATATTATTGCATCTCTTGTAGCACCTTTTATATCATATATATTTCCGCTATATCCATTATCAATGTCATAAAGATTGTAAATTCTTAAATTCTTTACTGTTTGTACACCTTCGATCTTATCTAATTCGGTAGCTATTTTAGGTAGCATTATTGGCTCGTTTATAGACCAGTTATCAGGGTCAAAAATACATTTAAGCTTGTCTATACAATGTAAAAGTACCTCTTTATTTTGATAGCCTGGTCTTGGAAGTATAGAAAAATCTACACCTATATTGATAACGTGAGCCGTTTTTATATTTATAGCATCTGTCAACATTCTATATTGTGACAAGTAAGTTTGAAGGTTCGCCTTTGCCAAATCCGTCATTGGTACGCATCTTTTATCTTTATCATATGCTAATGCATATAGATTTATAGCTAAAGGATTTTTAATTTCATGTGTACCTACAGTCTGCATCCAGTACTGCTCGTCTTTATCTAAATATGCCTTTGAAACAGAGCCATATTTTGGTGGCATTGCATATACTCTCGCAATATAATCTTCTCTTGTAACTGCTCTGTTTTGAGATGAATAATGTGCAAGTGCATTTTGTCTTATATCGTCTGTTGTTTCTTCTGAACGTCCTCCAACTGCAGGTTGTAGATTTATACATGCTAATGAGTTTTTAACAACGGTAACTTTTCCTGCATCTAATTCATCTGTGTCTAACCAATAATAATCCCCGTCTTTAACTATTTCATTTATTTTTCTAGCTGAAACATTAGATGCCAAACCTCCACCTTCTAAATATCTTACTGTTAATGTGCAATCCATAGGGGCCTGGCCATAAGCTCTTGTAAACATTGTATTTGTAGGGTCAAAAGCTATATCAACGTAAGTAGTACCATTCATATAATTTGCAGAAGTATTACCATAAGGTAATGCCATACCTATATTTTCAGGGTTAGGAACTATAACCTCATCGGGCTGTGTAGATATACCTGCTCCGAACCATATTTGTGTATAGTTATCGGCTTTAACGTGAGTAGTAAATCTCCTTGATGTTCTTCTAAGCTTTAATATATATGGAGCATCATAATTATATACAGACATTTCAGGGTCTGCGGCCCAGTTGTTAACTACGTCTTCAAATATATTATCTTGAGCAAGATATGGTACTTCATACCATTTGTTACCTGCATCGTCTTTTATATCTAACACACCTATTACTTTTGTTGAGTCAAGCTGAATTTTATCAAATTTTCTTGGGTCGTCAAATACAAATTCCTCAGATTTAACTTCACCTGCTATTGCTGATACTTCTTTTTTCAATAAAAAATATTCAGGGTCGCCAGAACCGTCAACTTTATATACTGTAACTTCTCTACGACTCTGAGGTGTGTCTTGTTTGAAGTCGACAGAATCTTGAGTCATGAAAACTTCATTTGTTTTTGTCTTCACTTCTATTCCAGACATTATTTCCATTGCATATCTAAAATCAGGCTGCATTGTTGCTGAGTCTACTGGAACTACTTGGTACATTGACATGTTTACGATAGCAGGTACAACTGGCTTAGTTGTATACCCTAACGCTCTTGCAATATCTATAATATTAGTTCGCTCTTCTGCGTGAACCAATAAACTTTCTTTAAGCTGTGAGTCTACATAATAAGATAAAACGTCTCCTACATAAGCTGACATTTCTATAAACATCATACCTGGTGATGATTCATTAAAGTCATTGTATATATCAGGGAAGTAATTCTTCGCATAGTTTACTAAATCATTTCTGAAATTAGAAAAATCTTTATTTAGATATTTTATATCCCTTGTTTGTTTTTTATCCAAATTGCATTGATTAGCCATTATAAAGTCCCCACATTCGCTATCGTAATCGTTTCCTTATTCATGCTGTCGTTATATAAGGCAAACGTGATAGATATATTTATTCTATTTTCAAATCCAGGTGTTTTTTCAATACCAACATTTAATATGTTTATATATGAAAGCCATATAGATACTTGCTTTAATATTCTATCTCGCAAGTCGTTTATTAGCTTAGGTGTTATATTTTCGAAAAGAGAAGCCCATACATCACAACCAAATTCTGGATGCATTACTCTCTCGCCTCTGTTTGTTAACACTAGATTTCTTAAATTTGTTTTAGCTTGTTCTTTTGTTGTATATGAAAGTGTAAAATCTCCTTGTGTTGAAGATTTAGTAGAACCATGAAAGCCATCAGTATTAGATAAGTTCAAGTCAGCCGAACCAGTCTCAGTTCCGTATGTAACCTCAAATTTTGTTACAGCGCTCGAATCATTTGTAAGAGGTAGAGTTAAACCAATTGCTCTATCTTTTTCAAAATCTATAGGGT